AGGATTACGAACGCTACCCCTTCCCGCGCGTTATGCGCGCTTTTGATGATCTAAACTACAAGCATCAGCTTCAACAGGCCGACTACTCCACCTTGGATGGTATTACTAACTACATCCTCAAAATCACCATCGGTAATGATCAGCATCCTGTAACCAACCAGGCTGATTTAGAAACCGTTGCCCGTCTTTTCGATACCCCCAGCAAAAGCTTTGATGTGGTGTGGAATCATACCCTCGACATAGAAAAAGTTACCTTCCCAGAAATTAGAGAAATTCTTGGTCAAGATAAGTTCAAACAAGTCAATGACGACTTGAGCGTGTCTTTTGGTGTCACTAGGGCTCTGTTAGACGGACAACTGACTGCTAATAGCAAAGCTGTGGAAGTTGCTACAAAAGCATTTACCGAAGAAATAAACTATGCGCGTAGATGTATCACGGATTGGATAAATGGGGAGTATGAAGAGATCGCATTAGCGATGGGCTTTAGTCAATATCCCCGCGTCCGCTTTGATGACCTGGCTCTCAAAGACGAGATACTAATGATGAGCATCGTTCAAGGCATGATAGACCGCAGAATTCTGTCTTACGAGACGGGTATAGAAAAGTTAGGGTTCGACTTCCCGACCGAGCTTGCCAATATGCGCGCAGAAATGCCGTTGGTACAAGAAGGTGTCTTGGGGATCATTGGCTCTCCGTACAATCCGAAAGCTCTACCGCCTACCTCTCCTGGCGCCGAGAAAGATATAACACCAAGTGGAGAAACTACTACTGTTACCAAGCAGGACCTACAAGACTTCCTGAAAAACGTTGAGCAACGAATGCAGGAAACAATACAGAAAACACAACGTACACCAACGGGGACTCCCAGCGAAGGGAGACCGAGGAAAGGGCGAGGCAAACCCAGACAGAAATCTACTACGCCCCAACTTCCTCAACCGTAAGACCAACGATAGACCAGATAAATAAAAGGAGATAGAAATCCCATGAGTGAAAAGCTAGAAAGCGGAAAAACAACTCGCGAAGAACTAAAATCCTTCGTAACAGCACTAAAAGAATTCGCCCTCACTGTAGGAGAGCCGTGTCCTGAAGGGCACAGAAAAGACCCAGGAAGCAACCGTTGCTTGCCTATAGGCTCTACCGACCATACTGCTTTTACGCGGAGCGTAAATGTAGATAATGGTCCAGAATGGCGCGGCCTAAAAGACAAGCAAGACCAAACTTTTGCCTCTGTAGAGGGACCTACGGAAGGAGCGTTAGATGCGGACAGTATGGATGAACTGGAAAGTTGTGCCGAAGGTACAACTTTTTCTTTTATTCAGCGCAAATGTGTAAGTTTAGAAGAGGCTGAAACAGAAGATAGCGATAGTTTTGTTTTGGAAGAAGAAGGTCAGGGCGGTCACGAGGACGTGGTTTCCAAAGACCCAGAAGGTAGGCGAGATCCCGTAGGATTCAAATGCCCTACCAATACCTTCTTTGATTACAAATTACGTGAATGTATCCCTCTAAATAAAGACACAGTCTTAGCTTCTGAAAATAAAGAACTTTCCGAGGAGTTCAAAAAGGCTATTGCCATGTACGGTAAAGTAGCCTGTACTTCTCCCGATCCTATCGATGGTCATACACATCTTGTTACGGTAAACGAAGAAGGAAATGGGATGACCTCTGTAAACGGCTATCCCAGCCATTCTCATAATGTAAAAAAGTTTGAGGTTGCGTCTTACTCAGGCGAAGAGGGTTATGTTTCTCAACACCCTGGGGTTGTAAACCCTATGGAAGAGAAAGAAGAGCATCGCGATACGTATTCTGTTGACTCGCAAGAGAATAAAGAAAGCGCTGCGCCTATCACCACCAAGCAACGCAAAGGCTTGTCCGATAGCACTTTTGGTGTTCCGGGTAAGAGAAAATTCCCTCTCGATTCTTGCAACCGTGTACGAAATGCGATGGCGAGGTTCAATCAAGCGAAAGGGTTGACCCCCAGCGAGAAGGCCACTCTGCGCCGAAAGATTTTAGCTGCCGCGAAGAAATGCGGCATAGAAGTAAGACAATTTGCCAAGGCTTCTGATGGAGAGGAATTTACTGGTGTTATAAAGGATCTTTTGAGAGAACAAAAACTATTCAAGAGAATAGAGCTGTATAAAGATGCTTCTGAAAATACTGAAAAAGGAGCACAACACATGCAAGGTCCCTGCCCGCCAGGAATGGAGTGGGATAAAAAAGGCAAGCGTTGTATGAAGATGCGGGGTTTTGTAGATAAGGTTATAGCGCAACATTCTGATGTAGTAGCTTTAGATCCAGAAGGTCGCCGAGACCCTGTAGGTTTCCAATGCCCTCCCGGCTCTTTCTTTGATTTCTCTGATCGAAAATGTGTTCCGCTGGACCCATCCCAGAAGCCTGGAACTACCACAACCAAGGCTGCTGTGGAAGAAGGGCAAAGCCGGGTACTAACTCCGCAACCCGCAGGAAAACCGGCCCGCCTACCTCAAGACTGCCCGAAGGGTACTATTTGGGATGCCGATCTGGAAAAGTGCAAGCCTCTTGATACCCGAAAGAAAGTTGCTTCCACTGAAGAATCCCAGGAGAAATGCGGTCCTGACGAGTTCATGAACCCTATCACCAAAAAGTGCATGCCAAAGAAAGGCGCGTTCAAGAAAACCAAGTCCGAAGAAGAAACCGCTGGTAGAGATGGATTAACTCCGGCTCCCGCGGGTAAAGTAAGACTTCCTTATGATTGCCCTTCCGGAACTCTTTGGGATGGCATGACTAAAACTTGTACACCTTTGAATCCTCAAGATAAAACGGTTAGCTCTGTGGAAAAAATGTCCCAGGCCCATCTTATCAAAGCGTTAGACGAAATTATTAGAGAAAACGTACAGTCAGGTCGAAAGGAAAAGGCGTCCGTGGCTGCCAAAGATCTTCCTAATGCCGCTTTCCCACCTTCTCTTGTAAGTATGACTCGACGAAGTCTAATGCATCACGATCCTTCTGTAGAAGACCCCTACGATAACGCGTCTGTTGATGTAAATAGGCTGCGTAACGCCTTAGCTCGAGCTTCTAAAGTAGAAGGGTTTTCTACCAAAGCTGTTGAAGACGCCCGCGAACATTTACTTTATCATGCTCGCGAAGTTGTGAAGGCCCATTTAGCAAAAAAAGCCTAAAGGGGTTAGGTCAGATAACGGATGCAGAAGAATTTCACCCCCTGTGCCGCCCCGAAGAGGTTTTCGATCCAAAGTCAGGTTCTTGTGTTCCCAAAAACAAAGTGCCTTTGGGGAGCCTAGAGTGCCCCCCAGGCTTTGTTTTGAATAAGAAAACACAGCTTTGTGATCCTGAAAGCCCTACTTCCCAGGCCTCCGATGAAGACGCTCAAGCTTTCAATCCTAAAGCCGGCTCTAAAATGGAGCGTTGTATTATGGAAGTAAAGGATTCCCTTCGAAGTAAGAACCCCAAAGCTAAAGACCAGGCTATAAAGAGTTCCGCTATAGCAATTTGTAGATCCCGACTAAAGCAATAATAGGTGGTAGTAAATAATGTGGGACTTTTTGGGCGAAGTGCTAAAGCAGTATGGGTTTTTAGCAGTAGTAGAAGTAGCGCAAGGTATTTTTATCTTCTACCTACTACAAATGCTATCTAATAAAGATAAGGGTATTTTGGATTTACAGAATAAGCTTTTAGAGCTAAATGAAAAAAGATTGGAAGATGTTATAGAGGATAGAGAAAAGTACGAAGAACTCGCAGAAAGACTCAACACGTCCGTAGATGTACTCATAAAAGTTATGAGAAAGAAGAATGGAAATGGCGAGCACGGCGGTTAGCGCATCGACAACAGGAGTAGAAACTTCGATGATCGATAAGAAACTCAAACATTTTGAGAACGAAATAGAAGCTCAGAAGAGACGAGGCAGGGAGCGTCATTCCAAGACCAAGGCCAATTTGTCTGCCCTGTATGAATTACTAATCAAGGAAGAAACCGAAGATTTGGAACAGGTTGATGAAAAACCTGTAGTTATATAGAGGAGAATGAAATGGCTGATGAAAACAAAGTAGTCTTATACGCTCCAATAAGTGTGGATAAAATCATTACAGAGCATGCAAAAGAACAAGCCTCTGTTTTGGTTTTTCCAGAAGAACGCCAGCAAGATTTGCAATATATTCGTTCTATATTAGTTTCTGCCGGGACTAATAAAAATGGAGCCCATTTTCTTCCTTCGGAAATGATGAAATCCCACAATACCATCGTTAATAAGGCCATAGACATAGAACACGATGAGTCGCGGGTAATAGGGCACATTTACGAATGTGCTTTCTTATTCAAGAACGGGGAATTTTTTGATCCCCAGCAACTATTAGCAGAGTACACAGCTGCTTCTAATAGCCCTGACGATTTAGATATAGATGTAGTAGTTGCCGGAGTTATTCATAAAATGCGCTTCCCAGACATCTCTGAAGAGATTGCCAAGGGCGAGTGGAAAGTTAGCATGGAGTGTTATTTCAAGGACTTTGATATCAAAATAGGCAATACTATTATTAATAGGCAAGAAGCAGAAGCTTTGGGATATAACCCGCAAGATCTTTTAGGGGGTTTTGTAAAAGTAATGGCGGGTACAAAAGAACTGGGCAAACATTTCGTTTCGCGGGTTTTACGGGGAATTACTTTTAGCGGAATGGGAATTGTAAAGAATCCAGCCAATCCTCACTCTATTATCTTGGAAACTGCTGCCATTCAAGAAAAGATGGCTAAAGCGGATAGAGTAATAGATTTGGAACAAATAGATAATTTACGAGGTCATAAAATAGAGGTTAGCAACGTGAAAGATCTGGAAACTCCTTCTGAAGGAGAACAAACCTTGGAAGTAAAAGTCGTTACAGAAGAAGGCGAAGTAGCCTCCGAGCAACTTTATGTAGAAGTAGATAAAGAGACGGGCGGGATAAAGAGAATACTTTCAGTGACGAGCAAAGAAGCAGCGTCCCTTCGATATAACGGCCCTGGTATAGGAGGCCCTGGTTCGATAGCCTACTGGCCAGACGAGCTTTGCAAGAGCTTCAAGAAGAGACTAACAAAATTCAACGCTCTCGACCAATCCGAAGCGGTTGTAATCCATGAGCATTGGTGTGCGCTATTTGAAGAGCCCTGCCCAGTAATTGGAGCTTCAGCTAAAGCGCCAGAGTGTCTACGTAACCAGAGAAATCAAGTAACTAAAGACCCAGTAGATACTACCATTACGAAGAGTATACGTGAGCATTTAGATAGTGCCCCGTCTAATACCTTTACTACTGTTCTTCAGTCTACTAAAACTTCTTCGGCGGAAAGACAAGAACAGGTATCTCGGATACGTTCTCAAGCCCAGGAGTTACGAAAGAATTTACAGTCTTTTGTAGCGGCCGAAAAAAAAAGTTCAAAATAATTAGTCAGCCGATAGAAGCTGCTTCTTTAGTAAGTACGAACAAGGTTCAGCGTTTCAAGCACAAGATGGATGCTTTCAAAGCCGCTCAAGAACTTTATCCTAACGTAGAAAGAGAAAAAGTAGAAGGTTTTGTTCTTCTGGTAGGCGCTGGCCCTACTATAGTAGATGCCGGAGCAGACCGAGATGCGGCGGTACAGAAGGCCGTCGATATTTTGAAAGAGAGAGACACAGTAATTGTGCTCTCCAAACTTCAATCCAAATTTGGCGAAATTTTAATCACAAAAGATCAATTGATCCTTTCAAGAACAAACAAATAGGAGGACATTATAATGGCCAAACCCGATCTTCAAAAAGTTTATGTAAGCCCAACGGACAGTGTTCTGCGCCGAGATGATGGTAAGCTTGGGCTTGCCGTTGCTTTAGATGATTTAGAGGATGCAGCTTCCGATGTTGCAGCCGCTGCCGCAGGTGTACCTGTAGGCGGTCTTTATAGAGATAGCACCGCTACCCCAGCCAATGTTGTTCGAGTAAGAGTAGCGTAATTTTTAGGTAAAGAGAGCAAGGCTCTCTTTACCACAAGGTAGAAGCCGAAAGTTTCTACTTTATTAACGCAAATATTTAGGGAGCAGGAAACGGGAGTAAATGAAAGGAAGCGTGACACAAAGAGCACGTAGGAGAAAATTGTCGGGGGATGATTTTCTTCAATATTTTTCTAATCCTATAAAGGAGGAAGAGCGACTATGAACAAAGTCCTTACGATGACTCAGGAAGAGTTCGAAGCCGCTATCGAAGGCGCTGTCGAGAAGAAACTCTCTTCGAAAGAAGAAGCAGACGCGAGACATGAGGCCGAAGAAGCCCTGAAAGAAGCAAAGGAAACATTCGAATCTCTGAAAGCAGCTCTTGAGGCAAGAGATGCAAAAATCAAAGAATACGAAGAAGCCTTTGCGAATATCGATACTTCCGAGCCAACCGCAGCTGAAGTTGCGGCGAATGAAAGAATCGTAGAACTCGAAAAAGAAGTCGAAGAATGGAAGCAGACTGCGACCGTAACTCAAGCTGCTCTCGATACTATTGCTCGAGAAGAAACTGCAGCTGGCCGAATGGCCGAGCTTGAAGAAGCTGGAGTTGCTCTTGATGAAGCTAACGCTGAAACGCAATATGCTAAAGTTCGAGACCTAACTGAAGAAGCTTTCGAGTCCTATAAGAGCGAGTTGATTGCCCTAAAATCCAAGTATTATACTCCTTCAGAAGAAGTAGTAGAGGAAGATAGTGAACTTGCTCAGCTTTCTGCTGACGAAATAAACATGATTGCCCAGAGTCTCGGTTGTGATCCTGCCGATTCCAAATGTATTTCTCTGGTAAGTGAAGTCGCGGCTAAAATGTCCGAGGTTTCACGAAATAGAAAGAATAAAGTGGCCCAATCTGCCGTAGAAAAGACTGAAGAAAAGACTGAAGAAGTAGTAGAAAAAGCTAAAGAGGTAACTCCGAAGAAAGAAACTGCTTCCGTGACACTATCTTTAGGCGAAGCTATCAGCAAGGCCGTAGATCAGCATTTCCAAGCACCCGCTGATTTGAAGGAAGAAATTTCTAACGAATGGCGGAAATTAGACGCTGCAAAGCGTGAAAAGAAAGAAAAATCCTAATAAGGAGGTAAAGCCGTATGGTTTTCATACCGCGTGATCCTGTAGTTCAAAACCAGTTCTTGACCCACGACTCTCGTTATGGCAATACAACTGCTACAGCTGGTTGTGTCGTTGTGCTTACTGGTGATGAATTGGTGCAGTGCGTCAGTGGTTCTACATCAACTGCTCAAGGACATCCTTTTGGTTTCTTGATGCAAAATGTAAAGGCCGAGTCTTCTGCACATCCCACAGGTTTCCGACTACCAGGCGATCTGGGTAGCTCTGATGCATTTACAGGCGACCCCGTAGCCGTTGCTCATTTGGGTATCTATGATACCACTTACTACGACACTACAGCAACCTATACCGCAGGCGATAAACTTGGTTCTACCACTGCTGGTCGAGTTACACCAATGGGTGGTTCCAATGACGTAGCTTTCCCATCCGCCGGTGGTTTTGATGATGTAATGCTGGACGTAGTTGCTATTTGCCAAAACTCGCTGTCTGCCACCCAGGTGGCCGCTGGTGAGAAATTGAGAATCAAGCTTCTAATCTAACCCAATAGGAGGATCCATCAAAATGGACAAGCAAAAACTAGCTGAATTATTCAAAGCAACCGCTGCCATAGATACTCCTGAGGGTATGGAAGCGTACAAAGCTTTTGCACAAGCTTTGACAGTTCCAATTCTCCAGGAGATACGTGATGCATCTATCATGCGACAGCTTTTCGCTGTTGAACGACTTGCTCCTGGTGCTCAGGCGGTTTATCCGGTTGCTGATGACTTCGAGATTCCGGTATTCGTACTTCCGGGTCTTGGTTATATAGCACAGAATTTCGTTGAAGGTGTTGGTGAGGAAGTATATGTTCCTACCTTCTCCATTTCCGTTTCGGCGGACTGGAAAGTGACCTATGCCCGAGACTCTCGTATTGATATTCCTGAACGAGCAGCCCGAAACGCCGCTCGAGCTATCGCGGACTATGAGGAAGAGTCCGGTTGGAGAGTAATTGTTCCTGGTGCAACCACTGCTTTTGCTGGTCAGGGACTTCTTGGTTCTCGCTCTGCCCCGATCTATCAGGTTCCTGCTGGTTCTACCGGCGAGAAGTTCCTTTCCAAGGAACTCCTAAACCTGATGCTCGTTGGTATGAAGAGAACCCGACGCTCGCTAACCGATCTGTATATCTCCCCTGAAGATGCTGCTGATATTCGTGAATGGACTGAAACCCAGATTGACCCGATTACCCGACGCGAGATCTTTACCGCCTCTGGTCTTGGCAAGATTTGGAACATCAACCTTCATGAGGTATTCCAGCTTGGTGCCACTGGTCGATTCAACATCAACCAGAACGGTGCGACCTTCGGTATCTTCCAGGTTGATACTGGTGGTGATTTCAATGATTACACCCCAAGTAACGTCAACACTGTTGACGCTAACGGCGCTGTAACCACTGCCGGTGAAACTCAGGTCTACGGATTCGACATGTCTGTCAATGACTCCTTGGTAATGCCGGTTCGAAAAGAATTCGAAGCTCACGACGATCCGACCCTTCTCCGACAACAGAAGCAAGGCTTCTTTGGCTGGGAGGAAGTTGGTTTCGCCCTGCTCGATTCCCGAATGGTATCCCTGGGTGTTATCGACCGAAGCTAATTATTCTGGAGAGGGAGGGGCTTGCCCTTCCCTCTTTAGAACAAGAATAAAATGCTAGGGTCCAGTTGGATCCTAGGAAAAATTGAAGTCTCCCCGCTTCATGCTGGGCCCTAGCACAAGAGAGGATATAAATGGTAAGTAGCCTATCCAATATTTTACCGATCAATATTGTTGGGACTGTATCCGGAACCGTAGCTTCTGGTACCCCCACAACTATATTTAGTAGAGCAAATGTACAGAATGTAGTAATAGTAACTGAGAATCCTATACCTGTTAGTTTGGTGGGAGAGGTTGGAATAGGAAGTAGAGTAAAATCTACTAAAACATCGGACCAAGCATATACTCGTGCAAATACGCCAACCCTAATAGAATTTTCTGATTCTGACAATTTTGATACTGATGGCTGGCACGATCCTGCAGGAGCTGATCCTGAAATTTTTACTGTACCCGCCGGTAAGGACGGTTTGTACTTGATTGCTTCGTCTGCTTTTATATCATTTGGTGTCACTGGAATTGATGCGCATAATATAGAAATTTTTGTAGATGGAACGATTGTGGCAGGGGGCGGAGCATATTTTTCCAGTACTAATTTGGCTGCTACCGATGAGGTTGCTATGAATGTTGTGGATATTATAGATCTTGTTGCCGGTCAAGAAATTACAGTGGGAATCCAAGTAGCTGACACGACAGTTACGGGGCAGACGGATACAATAAGATCAGCTACTATTTCTATAGTTAGATTAGGATCAACAGTTTAATAAGAGGGGTTTACATGTTTTTCAAGTTTCTTTGCGCTGTTATTCTTACTGAACTTCTTACTGAACTTTTAGTAAAGTCTGTTATCTTCAAACCAATAAGAGATAGAATAAAGGGTATCAATGGTTGGTTCAAGGAATTATTTAGCTGCGGTTACTGCGTGTCAGTATGGGCGGCTTTCGGAGTTGTTTTATTAGTTCAACCAGTTTATAATTTAGTTGGCACCCCGTGGGTAGATCTGCCTTTGACTGCGCTTGTAGTACATAGATTATCTAACTACTTGCATAATTTTAATGATAAGATTCTTGATAAATATTACGATACGCGTTTTGTAAACTCGGAGCATAATGAAAGCTCCGAGATTAGTTAGGAGTAATTATGGAAGGTTTTGTTCGGAATGAAGGGGAAAGGCCTGTTTTTACTTTACAAAGGTCTGTGCGACCAGGACAAGCGCTCTCTTTTGATGAAGCATATAAAGTTGTTGGCGCTAAAAGTAAGAAAAAGCCGGGATTAGCCTTTATCAAATGGTTACGGAAGAATGTTTTTCAAGACCCCCTGTGGGTTTTTTATAAAGCCGAAGGTGAAAAACTTTTTACCGAAGAAGCTGCGCAGCAGATTTCCTCTGACGGAGGTAAAGGTGCAGGAATAAATATGCGCCGGAAGTCCGAAGCGCTACAAAAGAAAGAAAATGAATTGGAAAACATAATTACCAATCCTTATATTGTTTCTAAAGTCTTGATAGAGCGTTGCAAGGATAGGGAAGTTTTGAAAAAAGCTTTGAATTTGAGTAAACATATAACTGGAAAAGAAGCGCACATGCGCCACCTAATACGGAGGCTGGAGCAGGTGTACTAATAGGGGGATCTAATACAAGATGTCTGTGCTGCAACCGAAGATAGACTCTATAGTCAACGGCACATTAACTATCACAGTAGATTCACCCGAAGACGTTGCCGCTATTTTTGACCAATTACTCCTGTTTGAGTCTACCGCTTCTGTAGGTCCTTTTAGCCAGATAGCCACAGTTTCTCTAACTGGGGCATCTTCTTATATTATTTTAGATACCGATAGTTTACCCACCAACTACTATAAAGCGCAGTTCTACAATTCCAGTACTTTAGTGAGCAGTATATTTTCTGAACTGGCCCAAGAGACTGGTATTTATGAGAATTACGCCCTACCGTATTCTAGCCCATCTTATCCCCCCGAAATTGCCCTGTCTGTTCAAGATAGAGAAATAGTTGAGTCTATCCGTATAACTTTAGGTGATTTGGGGCAGATAGAACGAGATTATTATAACTCAGCGGATCCCCAATCTCTTTATGCTTGCTCCGCAAATATCTCTGATGATCAATGTACTTGGGAGCTAAATGAGTATAAAGGTTGGCCTCAAACTGTAAAACTAAATGGAGTAACTAAAACTATTATAACCGATCCGTTGGTGATTGGTTATAGGTTTCTTACCTTTAGCGGAACTAGTCCTTGTATCACAGGCACTTTAGATGTTATTTACGACCATTTCCGCTTCTCTGATAGAGAGATTCTTCTTGCTTACGATAGATCAATAAACTTATTAGTTTCTTGCGGCTTACCCTCTACCAGCATAACTACCGAAATGCGGATTATGCAGGCTTCCATTCTTTTGCTGGAAGGCGAATTAAGAGATACGGCGCAACAAGGTATTAGAGTCAGGGACGGAGATACGGAGTTTGATAATACAAATGTAATTCGTTCCCGTACAGAAGATTTAAGTGATTTGAAAAGAAAAATAAAGGACTTAATAGAATGTGCTCGGTATAATCTTTCCTATTCCCTTGAAGGGGTTAGAATAGACTAATGCCCAAGAAACTGATCTCTAAACAAATTCAAAGAAAGTTCAATAAAATAATACAACAGGTAGTTTCAGATTTATCCGAATCTCTAATTGTTGTACAAGAAAGTCCTTTGTTTGTAGATTGCCCTAATTGCTTATGGGATTCTATCAATAAAAAATCGTCCAATATATTCGATGCTTCTTTTGTTGCGGCCTCTACAATATTTACTGGTACAGATCAAGAACGAACGATAAATCCTGTTTCTTTTACTTTAGGACGTTGCCCTGTTTGTTTGGGTGAAGGACAGCTCTTTACTTCCAGTGAAGTATGTATTCCTGCTCTTATAAATTTCGTTGCCCCGGGAAATAGAAACGGTCCTATTTATGAACAACTGCCTGCTGGTAAAGAAGGGGCGGCGGTGTTGACGGTAAAAACACACGAGTGTTATTATAATTTACTTACCTCGAATAATATTTTTGTAGTTCATGGGAATATAAAATGTGAAAAGCTAATGCCTCCTATTGTGCGAGGAATGGGCGGAGAAGAAGCATTAGTCGAAATGTGGCTCACAACTTCGGAATCTGGAGAACGTGTAACTGGTACCTCCGGTAGACCTCCCGTTGGTAGAACTGAAGATCCTCGTCGCCGAATCAAAGGGCCTACCGATCTACAAGTATTACGTGGGATACAAAGAGGTAGAAATAGCTAATGGTTAGTGTTGACGTTTCATTAGACAGAGCCAAGCTAAAGATAATTTATGAAAGGCAAAAGAAACTTATCCGGCGTAACATTATATCAGTTTTGAAAAAACAAGCCCTACCACATTTGGTGGATCTTATCATGATTGGATACGATGCCCTTTCTGAAAGAGCCGACATGGGCCCGGAAGATCCCACTAATCCTTCTTTATGGAGAGACGAATTCAAGGCCAAGCTCGAACAGGAGTTAGCAAACACTTCCATTTCTGGCGAAGATACTATTTACATCAAATTGGGAAATAAAGAGTTTTTAGGCTATACTGACGGCGAGCGTATAGACCCCGATGATAATCAACCTTTACATTGGTTGGTTTATTATATAGAAGGTTTAGCGGGAGATTGGGCTTTTATTTCTCCCGAGGACTATGAAATTCTTACCGGGCAAACTTACAAGCCAGAGTGGGGACGTTTTAGCCAAGGTTTTATGATTAGCGCAGAAGAATATTCTGATAAGGGTTGGGATCAAAAGATACCCTTTTTTATGCTTCGTCATCCCTTTTCTGGGTATTCCCCTCTCGACATTTTCAAAGTAGCTTTAGATGAATTTACTCTTCGGCCCTTTATTGAGAGAGCGGTTACCGCCGCGTCTAAAGGACAGCGCCTATGACAGTAACTCTTGCACGAATGGAAGATATGTCGCTTCAACACTGGATAAAGGAAGCTATCCTTCCTTTGAAGTGGGTTGAGCGGGTAACTAATGTGCCTCTAAATTACAATAGTGAGAAGGGTCGTTTTGAGGCAGAAATTAGATGGCTCCCTAATTTTTTAGATGAGGGTAGGGGTTGGGTCTATTTTGATGTAGTTAGTACTACTGAATGTGTTACTACCGCCATTCCTACCGTAGAACAACTAACGAGAGTTACTGTTTATAATGAGAGTAGCGCCGTTATAAGCGACAGTAATTACACCATTAGTTATACAGACGGTGCTATAATCGCTGTAGGGGGGATGACAACTCCCCAAGGAGTTCCAACCACTGTGGATTTTACTCAATACTATGTATCTGTAGTAGACGGATGGCCGGGAACAGAACCACCTGCCCCGCCGATAGTTGCTATAGAATTAGGACCTTATACTAAAGAGGGTTTTCAGTTAGGCGGAGGAAGGAAGGCAATTAGAACTGGCACTTTTCATATTTTTGCCACTTCAAGTGCGGAAAGAGACGACCTGACCGAATTCTTATATGACGCTATATACAACCGTCATATACCAGTTATAGATTATAGAGGCGGAGAGCCTTTGAATTACGATGGTACATTCAACGACTCTTATGTCGGAGATTTATTACAATTGAATAATAACGATGAGGCTATTTTTAATTTTTGCGATGTAAAAGCAGAACCAATAAATCTTCGCAGATCCGATGTAAATGATCTAAATAGATTTAGATCGCGTGTAACTTTTACTATGGAATCTTATCGAGATGGGATTGATTTTATGGCTTTAGGCTAGTATTAGTGGGCGCAGCACGCGCCCAGGCACGGAACAGGCCTATCCTCCAAAGTAATGCCTCACTTTGGCGGTAGTCACGAATCCCCCAAATATGTGACTATTTCAAATCACTCAAAGGAGGAAGACCTAATATGGCACGACGGACACGAATCATTTATCCGAGTAACGCGGTCTGGGCCAATGGTAACGTACTGTATCGTGTTCAAACGTTTGGTTCTACCACAACGTTTAACACGGAAGACGTCTTCGAACTCGGTCAGTTAAACCTGACAGACGTTGCTGACGATGCTCCTACGGTTGCGGTTACTATTGAAACATCCGAGTTTGGTTCGCTATCCAATCTGTACGCGTTGGGAAACTTAGAGTTTGACAACGTTGTAGTACATAGCGCCGGTACGCCAGGCGCTCCTGCTGCGTCTATTAGTGGCCACTTGACAGTAGTCAGTGGTTTAGGCGATGCGGCTGACAATATTGCGTATTACCACGGTGTTACCTTATCAGACTTTGGTCTTTCTGGCTGCGAGACTGGTTCGGCTGTTGAGATCTGGGCTCCGATTCAATCCGAGTGTTCTCTCGGTACTACTAACGCTGAAATTGATCAGACAATGTTCCTACCCCGCGTGTTCATCAACTCTGTTGAATGGACTTACACTGCAGGTGCGAACGCTTCTGAAAACTTCGGTGGAGAAACGGATGCTAAGTTCTGGTTCGTTAATAACGGAAGATTTGTTTCTAATGAGGAATTTGTTTATACGACAGGCGCCCTTGGAACTGTTGGAGATA